ATGTAAGAGCATACGAGGACATGTCACAAATAGGAGAGTCTGGAGATCAATATAGGCTTCCTCTACAAAATATTGACTCAGAACAGGCACCACTTGTTGGAGACAAACTAAAGGCAGAGATTGCTTCTATTCTTGTACAGTCTGGATATAATCCAAACGATATTGCCAAGGCTTTGGGCATGGAAGAAATTAGTCATACTGGTCTTGCTTCTGCTCAATTGCAGCAAGTTGCATTAATTGATCCAGCAAATCCTGACGCTGTTTATAGCGATGAGGTAAAGAAATAATGCCAATAGAAAATGTTCCTGAGTTCATTAAGAAAAATGCTCAAAGAGGATTAGACTATTTGGCAGAAGGTTTTGGTGGTGACGGACTTACAGATGCCACCAAGAGAGAAGCAAGAGAAATGGCAGCAGGTCGTATTTCTGAAAACAAAGTCAGAAAGATGGCACCCTGGTTCGCAAGACATAAAGCAGATGGACAAGCACCTAAGAATAAAGATTCTTCAGATCCAGGTTATCCTGGTGCAGGATTAGTTGCTTGGTTGCTGTGGGGAGGTAATGCAAACTTTGACGATGCTGCTCAAAACTGGTCTCAACGCCAAATAGATAAATTAAATAATCAAGAAAAAGGCAGGAGCAAGATGAGAAAAACGGAACGCCGTACCTTTACGGTAAAGAACATAGAAGCAAGGCAGTCAGAAGACGGTAAACTGCGTATGGCAGGCTATGCTGCGGTATTCAATGAGCCATCTTTGCCACTACCTTTTATTGAAAAAATTATGCCAGGTGCATTTAGAAAGACTCTAAGTGAAACACCAGATGTTCGTCTATTGATAAATCATGAAGGATTACCTTTAGCAAGAACAAAAAATGGTACAATGAAATTATATGAAGACGAAAAAGGTCTTTATTTTGAAGCACAATTAGCAGATACACAAGAAGCAAGAGATTTATATACATTAGTTGACCGTGGCGATGTAGATCAAATGTCTTTCGCATTCAGAGTTATACGCCAAAAATGGAATATGGATCGTACTGAAAGAACTTTAAACGAAGTATCTTTGGCAGATGGAGATGTATCAATTGTTACATATCCAGCATATACCGCTACATCTGTAGAAGCAAGGGAACAAATAAAAAAGGCTATGGCTGAAATTAAAGAAGGCAGACAGATATCTGCTGACTCCGTACAACTGTTAGAAACAGTGTTTGGAGATTTAACAGAAGGAAATGAATATATTATGAGAGCACTTACTGTAATGAGTCAAATGATGTACCCTGAAGATTTAGATGGAGAAGGCGATGACTTCTATACAGATGGCACTCCTACAGAAAATCTAAGTCAAAGGCTAACAGATGCAGCAGTTGGAGACTTTGTATCCTGGAACGCTGCTGGCGGTAGAGCAAGAGGAAGAATTGTACAAATTAAGAGAGAAGGATCTATTAATGTTCCTGGTTCTGATTTTACAATCAATGCAGAAGAAGAAGATCCTGCAGTTCTTATCCGTGTATATGAAGAATATAATGGCGGATGGAGACCAACAGATACTCTTGTAGGACACAAAATGTCTACACTAACTTCTATTGACCCTCTGCCAAAGCCAAAAGAAGATAATCAAAATCTTGTAAAAACAGAGGATTATCCAGGAAAAGGAACAAGTGTTGTTGGAGATAAATCAATTACACCTGATATGCCTTTTGCAAAGCAAGACATAAAGCCTAATGCACAGACGCTACCACTTAGAATGTCTCTAAGATTAGCAAAAGCAAAGGCAGATAGAATCAAATAATATTCCTGTCATAAAATGATAGGACGAAGTCGGAGCGAGACTCACACCCTGTAAGCGTCGTGAAATCCATCGCCACCACCTCAAACTCAAATAAACTCACAAAAGGAGAAATATAGAAATGTCTTATTTAGACAAACTATTGGATCGTCGTGAGGCAGTTAAGGTAGAAATGGATGCAATTCTTGATGCAGTTGCTGCAGAGAATCGCACAGACCTTACAGATGGTGAATCAGCAAAGGTTGATGCCCTTGTTGAGGAATCACGCTCATTAGATTCAAAAATTCAAACTCAAAAAGCACAAGCAGATTCTGATGCTAAACTTGCAGAGATTCGTTCAGCAGTTTCAGATGTAGCAATGCCAAAGGCAACCGCTACAACTAAGATTGTAAGCGAGCCACGCACTTATACAGCAGATTCTGGAAACTCATTCATTGCTGATGCATTCAATGCACAGTACAAGAGTGACTTCGCTGCACAAGATCGCCTTGCTCGTCACAGTCGTGAAGAGTCAATTGAGCGTCGTGATGTTGGTACTGGACAATTCTCAGGTCTCGTAATTCCACAATATTTAGTGGACCTAGCAGCACCGTTCGCTCGTGCTGGTCGTCCGACCTGCGACTTTGCAACAAACAAGCATGTGTTGCCAGCAGCAGGTATGACACTTAACATCTCTCGTATGACTACAGGAACAAGCACAGCAGTTCAGGCAACTGAAAACTCTGCAGTTTCTGAGACAGACAGCGATGATACACTCTTGACTATTGATGTGCGTACAATCGCAGGTCAGCAAGATCTATCCAAGCAGGTAATTGAAAGAGGTTCTGGCGTTGATGCATTCGTCGTACAGGATCTAATTCGTTCCTGGCACACAACTCTTGATAACCAAGTTCTAAATGGAACTGGTGCATCAGGACAAGTTCTTGGTATTCGTAGCACCGCTGGTGTTAACACAACCACTTTCACATCAGGAGCACCTACGGTTGCCCTACTTTATCCAAAGTTGGCAGAAGCCTACCAGGAAATTCAAACAGTCTCATTCATGAATCCTACGCACTGGATAATGCACCCAAGGCGCCTCGCATTTTTGATGGCTGGTGTTGATGGTTCTGATCGTCCACTCGTTCTTCCAGCCCTAAACGGCCCATTGAACGCAGTTGCAACTGGAGCAGGTGCCTCATCTTACGGTAATTCAGGCTACACATTGATGGGTCTTCCTATCATTACAGATGCCAATGTCGTTACCAACGCAGGTGCAGGTACAAACGAAGATGAAATCTATTGCGTAACAGCACCAGAACTACATCTTTGGGAGCAATCTGGATCACCATTCGCATTAACATTTGATGCAACTGGTGCAGGTTCACTCACTGTTAAGTCTGTTGTTTATGGATACACAGCATTTTCTGCTGGTCGTTATCCTGGAGCAGTATCCATTATTAGTGGAACTGGTTTAGTAACACCAACATTCTAACTTAAGTTTGCATAGGGTTTGAATCCTGTGCAAAACTTAGAGTAATCTAAGGAAGGGCAGGCTGGCAGACGCCCCGATTTGTCAGCCTGTTCCTTTAAAACGAGGGCATATGAAAAAACTTAAAAAGATATTTAGAATTAAAAAAGAAACAGCAACTGCACTACCTAAAGTAGAAAAAGCCATGTTGCCTAAATTGGAGAAGAGGAGCAAATGAGTCAATCCAGTACAGTTTATACAACCTTGGCAGATGTAAGAAATGGCCTACAGATTGAAGATAGTATTGACGATACCGCTATTGAAGCAGCCATTCTATCTGCAAGTCGTCAGATTGATGAATATTGCCAAAGATTTTTTTATCAAGAGGGTACACAAGCAGCACCTTCTGTAAGATACTACACAGCACTAAACCCATGGTCATTAGAGATAGACGATGTTGTTACAATAACAGAGGTAGCCACAGATACTGGCTTTGACACACCTTTGCAATATAGTCAAGTATGGGATTTAGACTCAGACATTATGGTAGAGCCTGTCAATAATGACAAAAAGGGTTGGCCATATACAAGAATATTGGCGGTAGGAGAATATGTATGGCCATACTTCTTCCCACAAACATGTAGAATATCTGGTATATTTGGATTTCCAGAAGTACCATATGAGGTAGAATTAGCCTGTAAGATACAGGCATCAAGATTATTTATTAGAAAGCAGTCACCATTTGGAATTGCAGGATCAGTAGAATTGGGTACAGTTAGATTAAATTCAAGATTAGACCCAGATGTAGAAATGCTATTAAAGACATTTAGACGGAATCAAGGATTGGCATACTAATGTTAGATATAGGACCAATTAGAGATGCATTAGGATTAAACCTACAAACGATTACTGGATTAAGAATATATGATCAACTTCCAGATGTTATAGTTCCTCCATGTGCTGTAGTAGGTCAATTAGATTTTACCTTTGATGTTGACAATGCTCGTGGTTTAGACCA